TCGTGTGGCTGGCCGTCTCGGTGATGCCGGCGACCGTGGCCTCGTCCAGGATGTCTGCGTCGAACTTGATCATTTCGATGTCCTCTCGTCCGGGTGGCTGTCCCTCCCGCATGCAAGAAGTGTAGCACGACTGCGGCAGTTGTGCGGCACCAATCTCGGGAATCTTTTCAGCCGGACCGCGGAAAGGATGGCTGCCTCATGCAACTAAACTGCTACAGATTCTGCGGCACAACTGCGGCAGAGTTGTGGTACGGTTCTTCTCGTAAGGCCGCAGGTTGATAACTGAACATCGAGGCAGCGCAGGAAGTCCTGAGTCCTCCCCGTAGGAGTCCTAGTGAATCGGGGTCTAAAGGCAACATTGGAGCAACTGGTGGCGCTGCCGATCCGAGCAAGGTGCAGGCTCACAACCTTCGGATCGGATGTTCTGTTGTCAGAGCACGTCGGGCCGTCGGAGAAGTCGGACCAGCCCAAATGCAAGAACTGGGGAAAGCCGCGCGATGCGGTTTTGCCCGGAAGGTCCCGGGGACCGGCCGAATAAACGTAAGCCGGTCCCCGGAGCAAACCCCTGCCGAGAGGACGAGACGATGCGCAAGCTGACCCCCCTGATGATCGAACTGCTTCGCTGGTATGCCAGCCGGCTGACCGGGAAGCCGGAAGCGGTCCGCCACGTCTCCGGCGTCCGGCTGGCCACGACCGTGGGCCTGATTGACCGCGGCCTGCTCACGCCGCGGATGCCGTCGCCGGACGGATTCAGCGATCACGCGCTGACCACGGCCGGGCTGGCCTACCTCATCAAGACGGAGCCGGACGGTGAGCTGCGCCGGAACTGTGCCCGGCAGCTGATCAAGGATGCCGCCCACATCCACGCTCTCGCCTACCTCCGCAAGATCGACTTCGTCGGCGAGGACATCAACGCCGTGCAGGCCGAGTACGTCTCGCTGCGTGCCGAGGCGGCAGCTGCGCTCGTGGCCGCCGAGCGTGTGGACCGGATCGAGGACGACTTCCCGCTGACGCAGGGGCCGAAGCCGATGGATGCAGCAACCAACCTTTGCGGCATCGACTCGGGCGACGGCCAGACCTGCACCCGGCCGCAGCACCTCGGCCGCGCGCTGCCGGGTAACCACTCGTGGGCTCCGGTTGACCTTGCGCCGTCCACCACAGCGGTCCAGCGCGACGCCTATGCGGCCGACCGGCAGCACGAGCAGGTCGTGGCCGATGGCGGCAACCGGCCCGCGGCGGGAACGTGCACGTTCGTCGGCCTGGTCTCGAAGCGCCCGTGCATCCTCCCGGCTGGTCATGCTCTGGGGCACGACATCGCGAGCGCGACTGCCGAGGACGCCGAGCCGCAAGGCACGCAGAATCCGTTCTGGGTTCACGGCGCTGACAGGCGATGGACGTATGTCGGTCCGGGTGGGCTGTTCCGTGTCGGGGAGGACGTCGAACCAGCCGTGTACGCAACGGCCAGCCGTGTGACGTTCGGCCGGTTCACGATCAGGATGCTCGGCCGCATCGTCGCCGATGTGGTGCGCGCTCCTGACGGGTGCTGGCGCCCGGTCGACTGATCTGCCGGCCGCGCCCTTACTTCCCCGGGGTGCGGCCGGTGTATGCGCCAACCAACTATCGAGAGGACGATCATGGAGATCACTGTCAACGACGTGAAGCTGACGGACGAGGTCGAGGGCTGGACCGACCTCGACGAGCACGGCGAGGGTGGCCGGTCGATGACCATCGCCGACCTCGTCGCCGAGAAGCTGGCCGACCGGCTCGTTGCCGACAACACCGGCTACTACAACACGCTGCACCAGCGCGTCGACCGCAGGATCAACGAGCTCATCAGTGACCGTGTCGCGCCGCTGATCGACGAGGCGATGACCAAGCCGCTTCGGAAGACGAACCAGTACGGTGAGCCGATTTCCGGTACAGAGACGACGATGCGCGAACTGATCGTCGGCGCGGTAACGGCGTGGTTGGAGAAGTCGGCCGCCGTCGATTCTTACGACCGCAACCGGCAGACCAAGGCGCAGATGTTGGTGAACGAAGCTGTCGGCAAGGCGTTGACGAAAGAGCTGTCCACCGTGATCGCTGCCGAGCGCGAAAAGGTCGTTGCTGCCGTCCGGGCGCAGGCCGCAGACATCATCGCCCGGTCGGTCGCCGCGGGCATCGGCGGCAAGTGATGGCACTCGGATTCAAGGGGTGGCTCGATACCCCTTGGCGCGACGTCGCCGTCAACGATCGGGTGCGGACGAAGGACGGTCGGGAGTGGCTGGTGCGCCAGTCGTGGAACGGCGAGCGCGTCATGCTCGCGCCGCAGATCAGCGAGGGTGCGCTCTCCCGCCGGTACGGCCCGGTCATCCCGGTGCCGCTGACCAACGGCGACAAGGTCGTGGCGCGCTTCGGCCCGTTGTCCCGGGACGGCAAGCCGGTCGAGCTGTTCGAGGGACTGGCCGAAGTGCTCGGCCGCCACCCGTACCGGTCCGGCAACGGGGGATGTTGGTGGGGGGATTGCACGGCGCCCGAGTCGGATCCGGTGCACGCGACCGACGAAGGGCACGAGGTCGCCGTACAACCGGACGGTCACCTGCTCGAAGCACTTGAAGCCGGCGAGCGTGAAGCGGACGGGCCTCGTCCGAAATTCGGACGGCCGCGCCCGACCGAGGAGCAGGAGGACCGGGACCAGGGATACGCCGACGCACTCGGCATCGACGATCCGATCCTTGCCCGGGAGATAGCAGACGGACCGACCTGGGGCGCACCCGATCCGATGACCGGTACGCGCTCGGGCATGATGCCGGTACCGAAGCTGGCCGAGCACGTGCCGATCAAGGCGGCCGACGTCGGCGTGCCGATACCGGATACGGACCGTCCAAAATTCGGTCAGCCCACCGACACCCGGACCGCGGCCGAGACGCTGCGTGGCGTCGATGCCGACGACGAGGGCCGTGCCGTCCGGGCGCTGGCCGACGGGCTCGGCGCAGAGCTCGTCGCCGTCGAGCTGGCCGGCGGCGATGTCCTCGTCCCGCGGGAGCTCGACGATCTCGCGCTGCGCAGTCACCTGTTCCTGATGCACCGGAAGTTCTACAACTCCCAGGACGTCGAACGGATCGACATGGAACGGGATCACCGGGCCGACCACGACGGCAACGACTGCGGTCACCGTCACGTCGACCGGGCGGAGTTGACGCAGTAGTGCCGCAATTGTGCTACAGTCATCTCATCAGCGAGCAGCAACGAGAGGACGCAACATGAACAACGCCGAGATCGTGACCGAGTTCCACACTCCCGCGCCGTCCTACGTCATCCCGTTCAACGCCGACGCCGTGAACGAGATCGTGTGGCAGGAAGGCGTATGCACCGTCCGGCTGGCCGGTCCGAGCCGCGAAGCCGCTCGCTACGTCCTCTTCGTCGACGCCCGCATCGGCACGTACAAGACGCTGAAGTCGGCCGTCCGCCGCGCCCGGATCGAGAACGGCCGGATCAAGGCGAGCGACCTCCGCAAGGGCGTGCTGGTCAACCTCACCGGATCGTTCGAGAAGGTTCTCAAGGTGACGAAGGTGCAGTTGACCGTCCGGGTGACCCTCGCCAGTGGCGAGTACACGATCAGCGCATTGACCGACGTAAACGTGAAGAGCGCATGAAGAAACCCGTAGCGCTCGACCTCTATTGCTGCGCGGGCGGTGCGACCCGCGGCTACCAACAGGCTGGGTTTTACGTCGTCGGCGTCGACAAGGTGAAGCGGCCGGACTACTGCGGTGACGAGTTCGTCGAGGAGGACGCTATCCAGTTCCTCCGCAGCGAATGGGCCTGCGCCCGGCCGTTTCCGTTCGCGATCGTGCACGCCTCGCCGCCGTGCCAGGCCGACTGCGCGATCAACCTCGGCAACCAGAAGGGCAAGCCGAACGAGCACGTGTCGCTCACCGGCAAGACGCGTGACGCGTTGCTCCGGGCGAACGTCCCGTGGGTCATCGAGCAGCCGGTCGGAGGATCGCGCCTGATCCGCAAGGACCTGAAGTTGCACGGCGACATGTTCGGTCTCGACGTGAAGCGCGCCCGCTGGTTCGAATTCGGCAACGTCGACCCGCCCGCACAGCCGGTGCAGGCCCCCTCCCGCGGCCGGACGCGTGGATGGCGGCACGGCGTCAAGCACGACGGCCCGTACGTCGCCGTGTATGGCAAGGGTGGCGGCAAAGCCACGGTGACCGAAGCGCAGGCCGCTATGGGCATCGACTGGACCGATGAGTGGGAAGCGCTGACGGAAGCGATCCCGCCCGCGTACACGCGCTATATCGGAGAGCACTTGATGAAGGGGCTGGACCGATGACGCCACCCGTCTACCTCTCGCACTCCCAGGTCGAGACACTGACCGACTGCGGCGAGAAGTACCGGCTCGGCCGGGTGGTCGGCGTACCGGAGACGCCGGCCATGTGGAACGTCGGTGGCCGGGCCTACCACTCCGCCATCGAGTACTGGGAACGCGAGCGGTTCGAGCGCGAGGAACCGAGCATCGATCAGGCGGTCGAGGAGTTTTCGCGGGTATTCGAGACCGAGCTGTCCGAGGCGGAAGCCGACTATGTCAAGGGCGCATGGCCGGACGCGAACGGCGAGATCGTCGCGCATCCGGTGCCCTGGCGCATCGCTGCCCGCGGTGTCGAGGACGAGGCGTGGTGGCGCGAGCACGGGGCCGGGATGGTCCGGGCCTACGTACTCCAGTCCGAGGACGACCAGACCGAGCTGGCTCCGACGCCGGACGGGCGCGCGGCCGTCGAGGTCGAATTCATGGTCACGATCGCGGGCGTGCCGTTCAAGGGGTACATCGACCAGGTCCGGAAGTTCCCGAACAAGTCGGCGTTGATCGTCCGGGATCTCAAAGCCGGCAAGCGGACGCCGACCTCGACGACGCAGCTCGGTGAGTACGGGGTCAGCCTCGAGGCGCTCTGGGGTATCCCGTACGACACGATGCGCGGCGAATATTTCATGGCTCGGACGGCACGGACCACGCCGCGGTTGCAGCTGGCCGTCAGCCATCCACGCGTCACGGTGGAGTACGGCGTCGCGACGGCGTGGTTCATGAAGAACGGTGGCCTGTTCCTGCCCCGGCCGTCGTCGTTCTGCAAGTCGTGCGCGTTCAGTGCGTTCTGCATCTATCAGGGTGGCGAGCGCGCGCACGAGGTACCGGCACCCATGCCGCCACGCATCGGTTAGCGAACCGTTCACGCGTGAGCGAGTCGTGTGCTACGTTTGACTTCCGGTCGCGAATGAGCGCCGGAACATCTGGAAGAGAGAGAGGACGCGAACATGACGAATGCCTTTGGCGCCCCGAAGCCGCCGGCCGAAGACGGCGACATCGTCAACCTTGACGACCTGCATGACCGGCTCGTGCTGATCCAGTGCAAGAAGGTCGAGACCAAGAGCTCGACGAAGAAGAACGACGATGGTACGGACAAGCCGGACTACCGCCAGATCACCGCGGACATCGTCGTGCTCGACGGCCGCAACGTGATCGGCAAGGAGCGCGTCGAACTGCCGAAGCTGTTCAAAGACGTGTGGATCACCGGCAGCAAGATCGTCGGGCAGCTCGACGAGTACGTTGGCAACTCCGACGTGCCGTACGCGCTCGGCCGCTTCGGCAAGGGCGAGAAGAATAAGTTCGGTTTCTCGCCGCGCATCCTCGAACCGTACGACGAGGAGGACGCGAAGCTCGCCGGTGAGTACCTCGCTTCGCAGACGCCTGCTCTCTGATGCCTGACCCGCTACCGCGGCGCCGCCGGGGCAAGTCGGGCGAGACGGAAAAGAAGCTCGCCGGTAAGCGTGACGTGAAGAAGAAGGTCACGCCACCGAAGCCGAAGCCGGATCCGAAGCCGGACGACAAGTAGTTCATTGACCGCCACGGTGGCCGCTGTCGAACAGACCGGCCACCGTGGCATTTCCACCGAGAGGACGTATCGATGAGCCCGTTCAAGAAACCAGGAGCCACCTGGGGCGGCGGCGGCAACGACAGCTGTTTCGAGATGGTCGCCGTTCCGCTCCTCGTCATCTTCGCCGCCGTCCTGCATGTGTTCGGCGGCTGACGTGGCGAAGGACAAGGACAAGCCCAAGAAGGGTTTCAAGGTCACTCGCCGTACGAAGGCCGAAGCGGTGAAGGATTTCAACGAGAACCTGATGCCCGACGTCGAAGCGAAGACGGGTGTCGAGCAGCCGCGGATCAAGGATGAGTGACGTCCGGAGCATCCGCGCCGAGACGGATCAGACGAAGCACGAGACGACGATGCGGAATTATCGCGAGAAGCGTGCGCAGGCGGTCAACGCGCTGTTCGGCGTCGGCATCGTCCTGTTCAGCTTCCTCGCCATCGTCGCTGCCGTGTGCGCTGCCGTTCTGATGATCCGCGCGACGTTCTGATACCGTCGCCTCAAACGATCATCCAACCGAGAGGACACCAACCGTGTTCGATACCAGGACGCGTAACTCGCGCATCCTCACGGCGAGCGTGCGGCTTGCCCGCGCGACCGCGGTCGCCGAGAAGGCGGAGGAAGCGCTCAAGCGCAAGCAGGACGCTGCCGACGAGGTCGAGTGGCTGCGTAACTCGCCTGTCAGCGACGGGAAGTCGGGCGAGGGTCTGCCGACCGAAGCCGTGATCAACGCGTACGTCGAGGCTCGCCGCAAGGCCAGCTCGAAGACGGACGAGCAGCCGGTCATCCACAACATGGACGTCGGCGACGGCAGTGACCCCGACAACGGCATCGGCCCGGCGTTCTCGGGCCCGACCCTGTAGCAGCACCGCACCACGATCGGCCGCCCCCCAGGACCACCCCCCTGGGGGGCGGCTTCATGTCGAGAGGACGTCTCGTGCCAGCCACCAAGAAGCGCAAGCCGTGCGTCGAGTGCGGTTGCCAGAAGCGCAAGGGCCACCCGCTGTGGTGCGACGAATGTTGGATGCGCCGTCAACCGGTCGAGGTCCGCCACTGGTACGCCGCGCGCCGGCTGGCCGCCGTCCCGTCCGGCGCCCGGCGAGACAAGGTCGAGCAGCGTCCCCGCGGACGGCAGTGGTGCCGCGGGTGTCAGACATTCGTACTCGCGCCGCAGGACGCGAAGCCGGGCGCCATCCGGTGCAACACGTGCACCAGCACGGCCGCGCACCGGGGCATGGTCGAGCGCGTCTACGGCACGGACTACGACCGGATGTTCAAACGCCAGGGCGGGCGGTGCGCCGGGTGCGGTGGCCGACCACGGACGAAACGACTCGCCGTCGACCACGACCACAAGAGCGGCAAGAACCGCGGCCTGCTCTGCCAGACCTGCAACTTCGACATCCTCGGCCCGGCCGAGCGGCTGGCCAATCCGGTGGAGACGCTGCGCCGGCTGGCCGACTACCTCGAACACGGCGGCTTCGCCGGCATGACGGTCGGCTACGCACCGCGCGCGGCCGGGACGCTTGAGCTCATCGGCGCGGCGCCGGATCCCGCGCCGCTGGCCGACTGTCCGTTCTGACACGAGCGGCCCGGCGTCCTGCGCCCCCCTGGGGTTCGGATGCCGGGCCGTCGTGCTGGGAACGGTCGAGCAGCCGACCGGTACCTGTGTCTCGACCTGCGTAGCCTTGACGCTCCGGATGTTACCCGGGCCGGTAGTCCCCCGGCATGGCCGGGCCGGTAAAGAAGTCGACGGCCGTCTGATCCATCGGCACGTGCGGCGCGGCGCGGCCCGGCTCGAACGGCGACCCGTCAGCGCGCTGCTCGTACTGCTCGGCGGTCCGGGGCGCCGGGCGCGCCGGACGGTTGTCGATCTCGCGCACCACGGCCGCCGGATCGAGCTCGGGGTAGACCGGCCAGCCTTCGAGCCGGCGACGGCCGGGCGCGGGAGCGGCGGCCGACCACGCGCCAGTGGGGCGGGCGCGCTCGGTGGTCGGCACCCGGCCGCCGCGGTCGGGTGAGTGCTTGCCGGGCTCGTCGTCCAGTGCGCGACGGCGGGAGTCGAGGATGACGGCCGGGCGACGGCCCTGCTCGTCGGGCACCAGTGGACGGATCATGGTCACGTCCTCCGCGCCCCGGTCGGTCCCGGCCGCGGCCACGGTCGCCGCCGTGTGGCCGGCATGCCAGGCCTGGCGGTAGGCCTCTTCATCGGGCACCGGTGCCGAGCTGGCCGTGAGCCAGTCCGGCAGCATGGCGCGCTCGTCGAGGGCATTCCAGATCTTGGCGACCGTGGCAGCGACCACGCCGGTACCGGCGATGATCCCTGCAGTGCGCCCGGTGGATGGCGGGAAGAGTGGCAGCGCCACGGCGACCGCGGCAGCGATGCCGAGGACGGCTTGGACGAATGTCCTAATCGCTCTCTTCGTCGAATCGTTCATCGGTCTGCGTCCCCTCGACCCGCTGTGCTTTGACGGCGATGTAGTTCCGCTGCCATACGAAGAGTACGGCCAGCCCGAGCGCGAGGGTACGGATCAGTTCCTGCCCGAAGAGATCAGGCAGGTAGACACGGATGATGCCTGCGTCGGCGAGCAGCGCAGCCGATGCCGTGTAGCCCATGAGGTGACGGCCCATCGGCGTGAGGCGCCAGTCGCCGCGGGAGGAGTACTGGTAGTAGATCGGGAAGAACGTGGTGCCGATCGCGAGCAGGACGAGCGCTACCCGGTAAACGATCTCGATCACTGATGACGCTTTCTGATCGCGTCAACCACGAGAGGAGCAAAGTGGTTGCGCGTCCGTTCGATCCGCAACTCAGCCGAGACTGCCCTTACCTCTGTGCCGAGTTGACGCGAACGGACGAGGGACCGTTCCGCATCTCGCAATGCTACCTGGGCGTCTGCAATTCCCGTGTCGTCACGATCCCTGTTTCTCCTCCACACTCGGAGCATCCTCTCCCGTAGCGACGTTGCGAATCGAGCGCACGAGGTGAAGAACCATCCGCTGAGACTCAAGACCCTCACGAATGAGCGACTCGACTTCCCGTCGTTCCTTTTGGCTCGTCTCATGGGCTGCTCGCCATATCGCCGTTTGTTCCTTTGCGTCGTTCACTCGGTCGTCGTGCGTCTTCTGCGTCACGATCCGACCCGTCATGAACATGAAGAACACGTAGACCAGGACGGTGACCGCACCACCCTGGAGTATGCCCGTCAGCGTCAGGGTGAAGCCGTCGATCACGAGCACCTCATATCCGTAACGCCTGTACCGTCACGAGCATGACAGAGGACAGAGCACCCATCACCGTGAGCACAGACGCAGTTTTCATCAAGTACCGGCAGGCCACCGACGCCGAGATCGGACGCCTGCGGCACTCCCTCGCGCAGGCGGAGGCGGCCATCGACTCACTGATTGCCGAGCGCGACGACGCACGCCGTCAGCTCACGTCGGCATCTGGACGGGCGGCAGCGCGGCCACCAATGCCCCGGCCGGCTCGGGAGGGATCAGGTCAAGAAGGCCAGCTTCCGGGACTGCCGCCTGTTCCCGAACTGCTTGACGCTGGTCAGCGATAACCGACCGGATCGAGGCGACCAGCCCGGCCGGCACCGGCTCCTCGAGCATGACGCCGGCCGGGTGCCTGGCATCGTCACCGGCCCGGAACCCCAACGGCTCGAAGCCTAGCTCGTCGTGGAGGGCACTCACGGCCGCCCGGTGCTCGGCCGCCGCCCGGCGCCACAGCGGATCCGCCAGGATCGGCGGCGCCTGATCGGCCGGTTGGTCGAGGTGCGGCTCGGCCAGAAGGATGCGGACGGCCTCTTCCTGGTCGACGTTGCACTCGGCCATCCGGGCGGTCACGGCCCACATCGGCATCACGTGCAGTACCCGGGTGGCGATGCCTTCCCCGTCAGTGACGACCTTGGCGACTTCCCAGCACTGGCCCAGTCCAGGATGGCGGGCTGACTGCACGTACTCAATCTCGACCTGCATCATGCGTCCTCTCGTCAGAAACGGAATACCCAATACCATACGGTTTTCGCTGACGTGTCGGACCAGGCGACCGTAAATCCGGAAGTACTGCTCGCCGAGATGCAGTGGTAGAAGTCGGCCGATCCTTTGTTGACGGAGTAGATCGGCCCCATGGATGACGCCATCGTGAAGCCGAACGTGAAGCTGACCGCGCCGAATCCGCCGCCCACACCGGTGCCTCCCGCGAACAGTGCGCTGTTCGAGAACTGCGCGCTGCCGTTCGGGAACTTGCCGACGAGACGGATGTTCGTATCGTCGCCGACTTGCACGTAACTCAGCCACGCCGAGTTGCTCGTGTTGCGCATCCCGATACGCGTGATGCCGTCAAGGACTTCGAGGATGCCGCCATACGTGCCGTCGTAGTTGTAGAGAGCAGCGGCACCATTGATGTCGGTGAAGATGCGTCCGCCACGCTGCGTCTGCGTAACCGGCTTGAACGTTTCGAGGAACGCGCCGGACGTCGTCAGGTACAGGCGATGCTGATAGTCGTTCGGCGACGTCCCGTAGATCGACGAGTTAGCACCGAGGTCCGCGGCGGTCGTCGCGTCGATCGCGTTGATGAACGCGAAGTTGGTGCCGCTACTTGGGTAGAACTTGATGACCGGCTGACCAATGTCCGGTTGCACGATGATGCGCGTGCCGGTGCCGCCGGTCTGCAAGGTACCGGTGAGGGACGCCGAGCCGTCGGCCGAGCTGATGGCGACGGTCTGCGTGCCGCCGGTGTTGAACGCCTGGAGTCCGGCCGTGTTCAGCTCGACACGGGCGCCGGAGTTGGCCGTCTTGATCCGGGCTCCGACGACGATGTCCGCGCCGACCGTGCCGGCCGTGATCTTGCTAGCCGTCAGGTCGGAGATGTGCGCCGAGTCGATCAGGCCCGGGACGGCGGAGGCGGTCGCGCTGGCCGGGCTGCGGTTGCCCGTCTTGTCGATGGCGATGACGCGCACGTACTGCGCCACCGTGGCGTCGACTTTGAAGGTCGTGATAGCCGGGGTGGCGGCGACCATGATGCCCTTGTCGGCCGCCATCGTGCCGATCTTGGTAGCCGTCGTCGGCGTGAAGCCGGGCGTCGAGCTGGCATGCACTTCGAGCAGCGCAAGGTCGGCTTCGAGGTTGTACGTGCCGCCGCTGGCCTTGCCGAGCGTCGAGCTGACCTGCAACGCGATGGCTGACGAGACGACGGTGGGCGCCGCTGGTGTGGACGGCGCCACCGTGTCCAGCGCACCATAGAGCTGCTCGGAGTCCGACCACGGCGACGCGTTGCCGCCGGCGTCCATCGCCCGGATCTGAATGTCGTACGCCATCCCGGGAGTGAGGTCCGGGATAGTGAACTGCTCGGTCCCCCAGGGCACATAGATGTACTGCCACTCGCCGGCGAATTCGTCGGAGATGATCGCTGAGACCGAGTCGGTAATGCCGACCTGGTCCGTTGGGCCAGCCACCAGCCCGCGGACCGCAGCGACAGAGTCGGTGATGCCGACGTTGTCCGTAACGCTCCGGACGTTCGCCTGCGTCAGCGCGACCGAGTCGGTCAGTCCGACCGGATCGGTAACCGTACGGGCGTTCGCTTGGACGACGGCTGCGGAGTCCGTGATGCCGATCGGGTGGATAGTGCTCGACTGATACCCGAACGAGTACAGCGTCGAGACCGAATCGGTGATCCCGATGAGGTCCGTCTTCGGGATGTCGAGCGACAGCACAGCCGAGACCGAGTCAGTGATGCCGACCGTGTCCGTCGTCGGCGTGACCGACTGCGTCTGCACGACGGCAACCGAGTCGACGATACCGACGTTGTCCGTAACGCCCTTGCCGACGTCGAGATGATCGACCGCATCGGTGATGCCGACGTTGTCGGTAGCGCTCGGCGTGTATGCCGTTCCGGTTGTGGCAGCCTTCCACACGGACACGAGACAGGACCACGCGACGGAAGCAGACAGCCCAAAGCTTGCTGTCTGCGCTGTCGCGCTGGTGATGCCCTTCGACTCCATCGCAGCGAAACGCGCCGACGTTGTGGCAGAACCGGCCTGCGTCAGCCCGGTATAGCCGGAGCCGAGTGAGGCAGTGGCGGTCGCCGCCATGGTGACGTGACCGATGATGGTCGAGTTTGCGTTGGCCGGCGTACCGCTTGTCGAGGACGTTGCCGTCGTACTCGTACCGGTCGCGACCGTCGAGATTTTATCGAACGGCGTCGTCGCGTCGATGTCGTCGCGCTCTTGCATGAGCCAAACGAGGCGAGTCGCTGACGCTGCCGAGAACCCAAATGTGACCGCCGTCGTCACCGCGGAGGTGACAACACCAGACCAGACATCGATATTGCCGACGCCGTAACGACGCGTCCACGTGGTGACTCCACCGCCGGAAAGGCCGGTGATGTAGTTCGTTGTACCGGAGTCGTTGAAGGTCGTAACGACGACAACCGAGCCGATGGCGAGCGTCGACGTCCACGCGGCCGATGGCGGGTTGGTGACGTTGACCGACGTGCCGCTATTACTTTGCAGTACCGACACGTCAGCCCTAACTAATCAGTCACGCACGTTGCGTGAACGTACGCGGCGAAGTACTTATCGCCGTGCGTGAACGTGAAGTCCCAATGATCCGTAAGCGCGACAGTGTCCGGGAAGCCATCCGTGCGCACTCCGCCATCGCTACGCACAACATCGACAGTTGGCGGAATCCCGGTGTTGTCATCCTCCTGGAGCCAATAACCGCCGGAAACGGCTTTGTATCCCTCGGGGCAGACGATCGTAGCGTTGACGGTCCAGCCGAGCCCCGTATATAGACTGGCCCCGTATGCCTTGCGCTCCTTAACGAATTCGGAAGAGTCGGCATCCGATGCCGACGGAACAAGCAGCAACAAAAGCGCGAGTGCTGCTACTGCCGAGATGTAGCGTTTCATCACGGGCCTCCGAGTAGGTCATGGTTCCACGTGACGGTAAGCGTGTCGGACGCACCCTTACTGCCGACGCCCGCGATCGCGACACGGCTGATCGTGTTCGCCGCGGTCGAGGTCGCGTCGGTGGCGATCGTGTCGTTCACGAGCACGGCTTCGGTGATGGCGCTCGCTGTCGTCGCTTCACCTGCGGCGTACGTACGCTTCCACTGGATCCGGCGCGACGAGCCATTGAGCGCGCTCGTCGGGAAGCCACCGTCGATGGCCTTGTTCGAGCCGGACAGGTACGTGGTCAGCGCGGCGCCGGTGCCCGTCTTGGCCGGGACGTTGCCGCCCGCGACCGAGCCGGTGCCCAGGCGCATGCCGGTGATCTGCGCCGGCGGCGACCCGATGCCCGCGGCGCGCTCGCCGTAGTACTGGTCTCCAACCTGCGTCACGATGTTGGAGCCCTCGAAGTACGCCTTCATTTCACCGTCCGGTCCGCGCAGCTCGACGGTGACGAAGCCGCGGATACCGGCCTGGTCGGTCACGCCCTTGCCGACGTCGAGGATTACCCCGTCCCGGATGGCGCCCTTGTCGGTCATGGTCATGGTGTTGCCGCCGATCTGTATCGAATTTCGTAGTGGTCGCCGTCGGTGATCGTGGTGCCGTCCGTGTTGTTGGGTGGCACCCAGGCCACCTGGATTTCGGCCTTCGTCTCGCCGGTGTCGTCGGCCTGGTACGAGCTCGACGTCACGCTCGTGATGTTCGGGACGTCCGGGAACGTCAGGTCCGGCGTGACGCCGGTCGGCAGGTTCGGCCGGATCCCGGGCGTCTCGGCCGCGGACGTCAGCGACCGGGCGATGTCGCCGACCGTCAGCGACGTCTTGCCACGCGACTCGAATTCGATCCACCGGGACAGGTCCAGCCACTCACCGGACGGGCGCCGCAGTAGGACCGAGAAGCCATCCACGACCGGCCAGCTGGCCTGCGTCACCCGGATGCGGATCGGGTGCATGAGCCGGCCGCGGAACACCACGGCGTTGCCGTAGTCGATCAGGCCGGCGTCGGGATCGTAGGCGTAGACGTAGTCGCCGACGTTGAACGATCCGCGGCCGGAGCCCGACAGCTGCGCGATGTCGTAGTCACCGGCCGACAGCTTGAGCGAACGACGACCGTTCGCGAAACGGTTGAGCGCGAGTTGCGCACGACTCGCGGCATTCGCGGTCGAGGTGCCCGACTCGGAGACCATCCGCGTAAGCCGAACCACGTTTCCGAAGAGGTCGACGTACTGCGCCGGGATCGAAGCGGCATCGGCGTCGCCGGTCGTAATCGCCTCCCCTTCACCCTCGGCAAGCAGCACCACTCTCGTCGTGTAGTCGGTCAGATCCTGCTCGGTCGAGAGGTCGCCCGGCAGCGCCCGGAGCGTGACGTCGGCACCGGCACCCTTGCGCACGATGATCGTGCTGGGCGTGACGTCGTACAGATCCTCCACCCGGCCGGCGTCGAGCGTGCCGTTCCCGTTGACGCGCCACTCGACCGGGTGCGCATCCGTCGAGACCGTGTCGCAGACGTAGCTGATCGCCTTGCGCGGAGTCTGGTAGATGTGACGGCCGGTGTACGTGACGCCGACGGAGTAGAGCGTGCCCGCGTGGATGGCATCCGGCAGCAGGGTGGCGATGACCGTGCCGAAGCCGGTCGGCGTGGTGAAGTCGATCGCCGTTTCGTAGACGGCGCCCTTCTCGTCCTCGTCGCCGAGCCAGTACGCCATGCCGACGCCGGAGAATTCGGCCTGGTCGCCGTAGGACCGGCCGCGCAGGACGCCGACGTACCGGGCCTGCGTCAGTAGCGCGTCCCCGATCGCGGCAGGCTTCACCCGGCCGGGCACCACGGCAACGTGGGAGAAGTAGTCCAGCGCGTCGAGCACAGCCGCGGGCGTGCCCTCCACCAGCCGGAGCGACCACGAGCCGAGCGCCTGAAGGGATTCGTTGACGGTCACCGCGGAACCGCCGTGACGACCTCGTCCGGACTGCCGACGTACTGCGCCTGGAGATCGAGGAACGCCTCACCCGGTGACGGACTCGCGCCGAGTTGCACGCCGAGCCACCCGGACCACGTCTGTGCCGCCGCGGAGGTGACGATGCCGCCGTGCGTCGCGAGACCGAATGCCGTGGTGCTGCCGACCTGGAAGCGCAGCCCGTTGGCGTCGTCGGCCGAGCCGGCCCGGTAGTTGCCGACGGTGGCCGCCGCTTCGGTGGCCCAGAGATCGGCCGTCCAGAACGAGGCGACGCCGGTCTCGGCATGCAGGTCGACCATCCGGCCGCCGCGCCGGAGCCACACGTCGAGGGTCAGCCGTCCACCGGCCGGGCGGGAGGAGGTCAGCCGGAGGCCGCACTCCTCGAAGTCGTTGCGCAGGATCGTGGCGCTCGTCCACGGGCCGAGCATGTCGCCGTCGGCGTAGAGCGCCCACTGCTTGATCCGCCAGTCGCCGCCCAGCCACGTCGCAACCTCGAGGCTCGGCGCGGCTCCGGCGCCGGCGAGCGGCTTCACCCGGACGAGAGAGTTGCTCAACTCCCACGCAGCCGGCGCGACGTCCCGGACGCCGGAGACCTCCCGGCCGGCGTCGAGCAGCCGCGCCCGGCCGAGACGGCTGCCCGCGGCGGTGGAGCGCCACCGTGGCGACGTGTCGAGGGGGACGGAGTAGTAGACGGGCACCACGCCGTCCGCGCCGGTACGGGCGATCGTGAGCGGCAGGGTCGCGCCGGTGTCGTAGGCGTCCGCGCCGACCGGCAGCCCGTGCCAGTGGACACCGGTCACCGCACTGGCAACCGGCCGGGCTCGAGCGAACAGGCTCGCCGAGAGATCGACCTCACCGGTCGAGCCGAGCCGGACGAGATCGACTTTCCAGTCCGCGGTAACGACCTCGTTCTGCCAGTCCGTCAGCTCCGAGCTGGCCGAGCTGACGGAGTAGAAACCGTCACGTTCCGGCTTGTCGGGGAAGGTGACCGGGACGACGCTTTCCCGCAGAGAGATCAGGTCCGCGTGGACGGCATAGAGCTGCGCGCGGGTCAGTGGTACGGACGATTCCTGTCCGGAAAGGGAGAGGGCTCCGGCGCGCTCGGAGACCTTCATCGGCTCGGCCAGCACCAGCCGGCCGACGGTCAGCGGACCGTACCCGGCCATCAGGCGACCTCTCGCTCGAGCGTGACGAGCTCGGCCCGGATCCGCTCGGCCAGCTCGCGCGCCGCGCCGGGAGTGGTGAGGTCGAGCGTGCCGTCGATGTTGATGATGATTCCGCCGTAGCTCGTGCCGCCCGTGGACGGCGGGCCGACCACGCCGGACGGGAGCCCCACCGCGGCGGTCGTGGTCAGATCGTTGACGGCCGCCTTGACGAGACCGGCGTTGCTGGTGATGCCCTCGGCCAGGCCCTTCGAGATGCTGGCACCGGAGTAGGTCGTCCACCCGGTGCCCGAGAACGGGCCTTCCTTGGCCGGCGAGAACGGCAGCAAGTTGCGTGCTGCATTGAGCACGTTGGTGACCGCGTTCTTCACGTTCCCGGCCATGCTGGTGATGCCGTTGATCAGGCCTTGAATGATCGCCTTGCCGGAGTCGAGCAGCATCGAGCCGACGTTGCCGAGTGCGGTTTTGATCTGGCCGGGTAGGTTGCCGACCGTCGTCTTCACGGCGTTGATCGCATTCGACACGGCCGTCTTGATGTTGTCGAACGCCGTCGTCACCATTGACTTCGCAGTGTTCCACGCGTTCGTCCACGCAGTGCCGATCGCGCCGAGCGTCGTCGTAAACAGGTTCTTGACGACGGTGAACCATGTCATGAAGAAATCCTTGATGGCGTTCCACGTGTTGGACAGGAACGTCTTGGCGTCATTCCAGGTCTTGAACCATCCCTCGGTGAACCATGTCCAGAATGCCGATAGCGCGCCGGTCACGGTCGAGATGAGCGACGTCCAATTGTCGAGGAAGAAATGCCACCACGCTAGGAACGCATCCTTGACGGAGTTGAAGATGCCGACCCATCCGGACGAGAACCAATCCCAGAACGCGGACAGCGCGTCGGTGATGACCGAGAAGTCGCCGGTGAATACCTTGACGAGGAAGTCGACAAGACCTTGGATGATCGGGATGAGGATTTCGAGGACGAAGCCGACGACCGTCTGCATGACCTTCATGTACGCGACGAACGCGGGCATGATCACGCCGATGATCGTTGCGGCAAGTTGAATGATCGCGGGGATCAGCGGTAGCAGCGCGATGACGAGCTGCAAGATCATCTCGATGATCGGGAGCCCAGTCGGGATCAGCTCGATGAACGCGTCGAGCAGAGACATGATCGCGGGCATCAGAGCGATCATCGAATCCATCAGCGCTTGCCCGAGTGCCGTCACGAGCTGACCGATGATCGGCATCAGGGGAGTGATCGCGGGGATCAGCTCCGACATGAAGGTGGAGCCCATTTCCATCAGCTTCGGCAGCAACGGCAGGATCGCCGTCATCAGCTGGCCGATGAATCCGGCGAGTGTGCCGAGCAATGGAGTTGCCAGTTTCAGGCCGGTAGAGAGCGTGCCCGCGAAGGTCGTTGCCAGCTGACCGATGATCGGCGTCAACGTCTTGAACACGGGAGCGAGAGCACCGGTCAGCGCGCCGACCAGGGTTCCGACCAGGGTGATGATCGGCGGGAAGACGGTCGCGCCCATTTTGATAAGCGGGATGAGTAGCTGCGCGATCGGGCCGAGCAGCCCGGAGACCGCGACGAGTAGCTGACCGAACTGCGGTGCGACGGACTTGAACGCATTGGCCAGCTGCAACAGGAAGCCCATGACGTTCTGCATGATCGGCCCCATGCTCGAACCGATCGCAGACAGGATGGGAGCGATCGCGGATCCGAGTTGCTGAAACAACGGAGCGATCGAGACCAGGCCCTTACCGATCCCACCGACGAGTGCGTTGATCCCAGGAGCGAGAGCAGCGAACATCTGCGTCATCGCCGGACCGATCGTCTTGAGCGTGTTCGTGACGGTGGTCATCACGTTCTGCAAGACGGGCTGTAGCGGCTTGGCAATCTCGGCGAGCTGTGCCTGCGTCTCCTTGCCGAAGTCTTTCCACGCGGCCTTCATCTTGTCGCCGGCAAGGATGGCGTTGAAACCGATCTGGGCGATGCCGAGACCGACCCCGGCCAGCGCGCCGCCCACCGCGCCGAAGACGCCGACGCCGACCGCGCCGAGCCCGAGCAGCCCGGCACTGGCGATACCGAACGACTTGCCGAGGTGGAGGTCGATCTCCTTTTCGGATTCCTCGCCGAACTTCTTGCCGAATGACGAGCCGGCCGAGCCGCCAGCTGTACCCGATTCGGCGACGTACCGGCCGAGGGAGTCGCGCAGCCGACCGTTCGAATCACGGGTGAACGCATCGCCGAATTGCTGACCAGCCGCCGCACCGGACGCCTCGACCTGTGTCTTGTCGACATCGGCGCGGACCTCGACGACGGCTGCGCCGAGTTTGAAATCTTCGTCAGCCATCGCTCACCGTTTCGAACACTCCCTCGTCCTTGACCAACTGTTGCGCCCGTTCGTTGGACACGTACTCACGTGGTCGGCCGTCTGCCGTCTTCGAGCGCCGCTGCCGCTCGCTCTCGATCCGGGCATACATCACACCGTTGTACGCCGAGACGCGCCATGCGAACGAACAGAGCAACGGTCCGGGCATCGCTTCGAGGTCGTCGATTCGGTAGAAGACTCGGAAGTCACTACGAAGGTCATCTAGGTACGCCGGTATCCATTCAACCTGCCGATACCGGCGAACTAGTTTCCCGTCATTTCCTCCATGGCACCCATGGCCGCTTTGGCGACAGTATCGAAGATGGCTTTCAGGTCTGAGTACGTCAGTCCCTTGTACGCGAGCAGCTTGTTGTATCCGGCCGTGCCGATGCTGTCGATGAGCAGACCCACCGATGCGGCTTCCTGCCCGTTCGAACGCATCTCCTGCATGAAGCCGAGCAGCTTGTTCGCGGTGAAGACTTTCGGAATCGAGTACGTCTTGCCGTCGAGGATGAACAGTTCGATCTGCTCGACCTCGACGGCTTCCTCTTCGGGCCGTTCGTCGAAGTTCAGTGCCACGGTGAGTGTCCTCTCGTCTTACGGGGTGGTGACGTCGTCGAATACCTGGAAGGGCTTGATACCGGTCGAGACGAAGTGTGCCGCCCACGTGACCGAGAACGACGACTGATCCTCGCGACTCGCGTTGAATGACGTGTTGTCGCTCGCGCAGACCTTGCGGACGATGACGCGACGGCGCTTGCCGTTCGGAGCCCAGCCGTCGAGCAGGATCGCGCCGTAGGTCATCTGCGTCGCAGCATTCGTGACGTCCGGCTCGTAGTCGTTCACGCCGAGCGCCGTGGTTGCGCCGACCGTGATCGTGCCGCCGTTCAAGATCAGCTTGAGGTTGTCGAGCGTGGGCTCGGCGAGCTTCGTCTCGAACGTGTCGTCGGCTTCGGTCAGCCGGGTGCCGACTCGGTAGCTGATCTGGTCGACCATCAGCTTCGAGTACTCACGGTTCATGTTCCACGTGAGGCCGTCGAGCGTGCCACCGACGTCAGTCCACCCGGCGCCGGGCGCACCGGTCAGAGCAGCGATCGTCTTCGCGGGCTCGGTCACGCCGAAGACGCCCGCCCAGATCGTGGCCGGTCCCTGGATCAGGTTCGTTGCGGTAACAGCCATGGGTCAGCCTTCCTGCCCGGACGGACGACGGTCGACCGGCGCCGGAGCGTCGTCGCCGAAGTCGATCAATCCTTGCCGGCGAAGGTCCGTGTACTCGGCCTCGTCGACCTCGTCGAGAGTCATGCCCATCGTGACCTTGACGTTCTTGACCGGATACGACTCCGGCCACGGCTGCTCGGTTGTCATCTCTCTCCTCATACCGTCGTCCAGTGAAACTGCATGTCGAACGTGAAGCGAGCGTGCCGGTTGGGGTCACCCTCGACCCGTCGTGGTTCGGTGAGCAGGAAGGCCGACCACACGCGCGCATCGTCGTAGCCGGACCGCGGCGTGACCTTGATGCTGTTCGCCGATTCCGGCGGGTAGGTCGCCGCCCGGATGATCTCGGCCAGATCGTTCGCTCTGCCCCACCGCGGCTTAGTGCTGCCGATCGTGGCGACCCAGCAATCGATCTGGACGACCGGGCGTCGCATCGGCACGTACGGGTGCGGCGCGCCACCGACGATCGAGACTGTGACGAAGCCGTCCGAGAAGGCGGCGACGTCGGAGGGCAGCGAGGTGGCGACCTTGCCGTCCGGGAGGTCCGGGACGGCTTCGGCCAGCCACGCGACGGCGATGAGCTCGGACGTCGGCAGGAACGCCATCAGCTGTCACTCGCCTTGTGCTCGGCGTAGCGGAGGAAGCCGGTCGCGTCCCACTGGGCCAGCCCAGGAGAGGGCATGGTGATCAGCGACTGCGTGCCGCTGTCGTTGTCGGTGACCTCGGCGACGACGATCCACCGGGTGACGAACGCGCCGGCCGCCGCTTCGATCGCGGTGTGGATGGCCGCCTGGTCGCTCATCAGAAACCGAGTCCCTCGGCTGCGGTGCGCAGGCGGTAGAGCGCTGGCCGCATGAACGGCTGCGCGGCCATGCGGCTGGTGCCGAGCTCGACGTAGGGGGCGTAGCCGACGTACTTGCCGGTGTCGCCGACGATGCCGCCGCACTTCACCAGCCGCACGAGCTCGCGTGGTTTCTCGACGCGCACCGTGCTGACCATGTTGCCGGTGTCGACCGGGCCGGTCCGCTTCATGTCCTCGGCGGAGAGGTCGGCGAGTCGCTCGACGAACGCGTCCGTCCGGCCTTCGATCTTGGCGATGCCCTCGGGCGATGGCGTGTAGCGCACGGTCGCCACGGTGGGGCCTCCCTTGACGGGCCGGTCGGCAGTCGGCTTACGTACCGTTGACGGGTACAACCAACCTTTTGAGTGAGGCTACCTCACGAGTCGGTTCCGTCCCCGGTAGAGAGCCGGGTGGCGCCACAGCGGACGTCAGCCGACCACGCCAGTGCCTGCGGCCGGCTCACGGTGTCGACGAGATAGATATAGCCGGTCCGCGTGTCCACGGCCCGGTCGCCTTCCCGTACGTCCGTACCGGGGCGGAATCGCAGCGTCACGGTCTCGACGAACGCTTCGTTCCCGGCGCTCGGATTCGTAGTTTGCTGCAAGGATTCGACTAAGGCGCACGGTTTGCTCGTCAACACCGGAATGGTGTTCTCGTTCACCGGATCGCCGTACTCGTCCGTCGCATCCCCGCGGAACACGTTCACTCGCGTTGTCGGAACGAATGCCGTCAAGGTCTCCGCCCGTCAAGAGAATGCACGTCGCCGTCGCGAGTAGTGCGCCGATGCTTAGTCCGATTGCAAATGCGATTACGAGTAAAGAGGTATCCACCCTAGACCGTCACGCTCGTCGTCCGATTCGTAGACGACATTATCGCGTGCCTGTTGAATCAAGGTCCGGTCCAGGGTAGTGCCGCCGCCAGTGAACACGGAACGGCTACTCTTCCACGGAAGCCGGTCGAGCCAACGCTTCGCCAGAGGCGCCAATAGCTGCGCATCTTCATGCTGCATCGTGACGCTGACACCGTCTTGCGAGATCTGGTTTACGTCGACGCGCGCTTCGGTATCAATCTGCGTGGCCATCCACGCGGCCTGATAGCTGACCGCGTAAGCCAGCGTCCGAAGCGTGCGCGACGTCTGATCTGCATCAGCGGCCGGGGAGGTGCCGCTGAACAGTTCAATGATGGGCTGCGCCTCGGCGATATCGGCATCCGTCACGGTTTTGCCAATGAGGTCGAGCGCCTGCGCCACCGTTACCCAAGCCACGATTACACGACCTCTTCGGTCAGCACGTCGACTGCGCCGACCCGATCGGACATGTTCCGCGACCGCAGGTAAACCCGGATCTTCGACAGCTCGATCATGTTGGTGACCATCGCTCGTTTGCCGCGCCCGGCAAGCCAGATGTCCCGATCACCGGGAATCTGTACGAGTGAGGCGCCGGCGATGAAGCCGAGCCGGTTGAAGATGTCGGGCATGGGAGCCGACGCGCTCGACGCCTTCCGGAACGTCCCGGCCATCACGGCCGCGATGTCGTCGAACAGCGTGATGCGCGTCAGCTCTTGACCCTGCCGGATCGATACATGCAGGTGAACGTCACCGGACGGGCCGACATCGACACCGGCGAAGTTGTACTGCCGGCCGTCGACGTTGAAGAAATCGATGTACCGGGTGTCGTAGTCGTCCATGCGGCAGAGCGCGAGCAGCGCAGCCTTGCCGCCGGACGGGAGCCCGGTGTCCTTCGCGTAGATGATCCTGCGCGTCTTGCCGAGCGAGTGACCGGTGTGGTCACCGTGCAGACGCAGGTGGCTGACGTTGCCGATCGTGCCCTTGTTGGCCCAGCCGAGACGCTTGCCCTGATTGACCATGTCCTGCACCGGCTGCGACAGGACGAACGCCACCGTCGTACCGACCGCGGGCGGATACCCGTCCGACCCGACCGGACGGACGTAGGAGCCCGTCAGGTTGCCGCGGGAGCGCAGCGTCTCGACTATGCCCATGACCTACTCGTCTCCGTCGTGGTGCTGCGCGTCGTCGAGCCGGCCGCCGTGCGGATCCTCGTCCGACCCGTACGCGGGCGGCACGCACTCGGCCAGGACGGCATCGTCCCGGTCCATGTCCGGCGGGCCGTTGACGATGATCTGGCCGTCGTCCGGCTCGGCGACCGCGGTCACTTCGAGCTCGACTTCTCGTCGGCCGCCGGGGTACCGGGCGCGGCCGACCCACGCTCGATCAGATGCTTCGGATCCTCGCCGGCTTCGGAGTAGCGGGCGTCACCGGTCCGCGGACTGACCTGCGCGGGATCGACCTCGGTCCGCTCGTCGGCCGTGCTGACGCTGTCGCGCCACTTCTCCTGGGTGTCGACCACGTTGACGGGGGCGTCCGGGTGGTCGGCCGGGAGCACCGGAGCCCGGTACTTCAGAATCACGCTGACGCCGTCCGGGTGGTCTTCCTTGCCGATGTACTCGACGTCACCGGTCAGGCGCACGCCGACGTTGACGGCTTCCTGCGTGGTCCCGGTGAAGTTCGGCGAGTGGTCGTACCCGGCGCCGAAGTCACGGGCGAGCAGCACGAAATGCTTCTCGAAGTGACTGCCGTCGTCGCCGTCGATGCTCTTGGACGCGACGATGAAGTCCCGGTCGTCGTCGCTCATCGGCGGCCGTCCGGGGTCGTCTCCGGGCTGCTCGCCGAGCGACGCGCTCTTGGACTGCGCGACGACCTTGGGCTCGTCGTTGGTGCGCTCGGACGGTTTGACGGTCTCGTCCTGCTTGCTGGCCATCGCGTTCCTCTCCAGTACTGGACGGGGGCGCCCGGTCGCCGACGGGGGGGCGGCGACCGGGCTGGTCCCGAGGTTACGAGGTGGTCGGGCGCGCTTCGAGGACGGCGATGCCGTTGACGTTGCCGACCTGGAAGCCACGGCGCGACCGGGCCTTGAGCAGGTTCTCGTCCGTGAGGAAGCCGACGCCGGTGTCCGCGCCCGCAACCTTGTACTCCGGGCCGGAGCGCTTGCCGAGGATGAGCAGGTCCCGGTTGCCGACCACGAGCAGGCGGTTACCGGACGGGGTCTGCGACGCGGTCGCGTTCATCCGCGCGCCGACCGACCACTGCACCGGGTAGCCGAACACGGTCATGCCACCGACCGCGGTGTCGGTGGCCGGGGTGTCGACGCCGGCCAGGATCGGGCGGCCGTTGGTGTCCTTGACGCCCCGGAAGATGGTCTTGAAGTACGGGTGCGCGATGACGACGGCGTTCGCCTCGTCGAAGTAGTCCGAGCCTTCGAGCAGCCCGAGCAGGTTGTTCAGGTTGTCGTACGTGATGTTGATGTCGCCAATGGTCTGCGCGGCCAGCTTGACGAGCGACGACTGAATCAGGTTCGCGTTCGCCGTGTAGCCGACGGTGGCGTCGGTGGTCGTGACCGCCTTGTACACGGACGTGAACGGAATGGTCGTACCGTTCTCGGCCGCGGTGACGCCGATGGTCGCGTTGTCAAGGAACTTCGCGTAGCCGGTAGCCCACTCGGACTTCTTCGTCTCGATGATGGCTTCCGGCGCGTCCTGAATGTCCTCGTCCGCGATCCGGACGGCCGAACCGATCTTGCGCGCGGTGAGCAGGACCTCGTCGTTCGTGCTCGTCGACTCGGTATACGCCGAGCCCTTCGCAACGACGGCGACCGAGACGGAGCCCGAACGGGGCACGTGCTTGGTGTCGGTGGCCATCGGCTCCTGGCGGAAGAACCGTTCGGCCGCAGACTGACGCTCGATCTGCTTGATCAGCGCCGAGCTGTACTCCTCGGGAATCCAGGCCTCGTACGTATCGCGTGCCACAGAGGTTGCGCCTTTCGTGATGGAGGAACGTGCGTCCCCATCACGGGCAACGCTCGGTTGCTACATGCAACTTCGCGCATAGCGTAACCGGTGCGGCACTCGCAAGGAATGAGTGCCGCACCGGATCGTGTCAACGTCCGAATACCGCCCACGCGAGAAGAACGAGCACGAGCAGCAACGCCACCTCGGTCAGCGTCCGCCCGTGAGCATCTTCGCCAGCTGCACCGTCGACTTCGAGGCGCCGCCCGTGGACGGCTTCCCGCGACCGGCGCCCGCGGCATCCCGGCGGCCACCCGTCGGAGTCTTCCGGCGCGCCGGCCGGTCGTCTTCGTCGTCGCCGCGGAACAGCTCGGGCATCTCTTCCTTGAGCCGATCGACCTCCGCTTCGAGGTCGTCGCCGTCGACGCCACCCTTCTCATCGACCGAGATCTCGTCGACGTCGAGCAGCTTCGTCAGCCGGGCGACACGGTCCGGCTTGGCGCCGGCCTTGACGAGTGCCGTGGTCGCTTCGGCCTTGATCAGCAACGGCCGGTACCGGGCGTGTGCGCGCTCGTCGGCGTCGCGGTCGCGGGCAGCGTCGTCCTTGCCGTCATCCTTCTTGTCGTCGCCCTTGCCGGCCTTGAGCTCGGCCAGCTCGCGACGCATCTTGCTCAACTCGCCCTTGAACTCGTCGCGCTCACGGCGAGCAGCCTTGATGCTGTTGCGCATCCGGGTGCGCTCGTCGTCGGACGGCCCACCCTTCTTGCCGCCGCCCTCGCCGTCGTCGTCCGGCTCGTTCGTGTCGACGTCCTCATTGGTGTCGACGTCGAAGTCGTCATCGTCAGCCATGACTTAATTGTCCTCTCATCATTTGACTTGCCGCCTATCGGCAAATCGTCCTGCGGCAACCGCGCGCTTCGCCCGAGCCGTGACCGTCTTCGGCAGCCCGGCTTTGCCCGAGGACAACAACCGGTCGGCCGCCCGGAGCCGGACACCGGTCGGCTCACTCTCGAGCTTGAAGCCGAGCGCGACCGATCGGCGCGCCTCACGTTTGAGCGCAGCCGGTAGCTCCGGATCCCACTCGACCTCGAACGGCCGCACCGTGCACCGGCAGTTCGGATGCAGCGGCGGACCGATCAGTCCCTTATGCCTTTCCTCCGGCTGAGTTAACGGCTTATCCCCGTAGGTCAGATCGTTCGGGAACAGCGCGCCCGGCTTCGTCGTCTCACCGGCGTAGGCGAGGCAGTGCACGCATGCGTCTCGCTCGGCGACCCACAACAAACCGACGCCGTTCACCCGGGCGGTCTCGACGGCCGCCGCCGTGGCCGCCTCGTTCGCCGCGGTGCGCGCGGTCCGGGCCAGCTCGGCCGCGGTTCGCTGGCCGCCGGAAGCGAGCGCCGTCAGTGCCTTCGGCAGCGTCGTCGCGTACTCGGGCACGAGCAGTGCGGCAGCGCGCTCCCGGCCGGCCCGGACGATGGCCTGTACCTCGTCTTCCCGGCCGGTATCGGCGGCCGACCGGACGGACACGGCCTTGACGTCGATGCTGACCGGGAACGCGTCCTCGGCCACCGTGACGCCGTGCTGCGCGGCAGCGAGCGCGCCGGCGAGGATCGCCGACCGGGCAACCGGGACCGCGGCGGCCAGCGCCCGCTTGAGCCTGGCGAGCAGGTCGGACAGCAACGTGGCCAGCGCATCGAGCGACCGCGTGGCGCGCGCCGTGACACCGCCGTACAACTTCACCCATGCGGCCGTGAGCGACTCGACGAGCTCGGCCATCCGCCGATCGAGCATGCCGCTGGCCTGGTCGGCCGCCGTCTGCTCGATGTCGAGCAACGCATCAGCCTCCGCCACGAGCGATTCGAGATCAGCCATGGGCGCTCACGACGGCAGTCACGTGCTCGCCCGGTATCCGGACCTCGATGTTCCGGCCGTCGCGGAGGATCAGGAAGACGACCGGCGCACCGCGGAACAGGTCCGTCGCCTCCTCCTCGTCGGCCGCGCCGGATGGCTGGCCTGCGTCGGCCTGGACAATGGCCTGTTGCAGCGTGCCGCCGAACGTCGGGCCGTCCGGCCGTCCACCGCGAACCCACACCTCGACGTCTTTGCCGATCAGGTCTTGCAGCATCACGCCCGGGATCATGATTTGCCTTCCTCGGCGCGCAGCTGCGCGAGCACGTTCTCGAACAGGGCAATCACGGTCGGCCGATCGAGCTCGGGCTGAGTGGAGACGAGGAATTCGAACTCCTGCGCACGGTTGCCGCGGGCCTCGATCTGCACGATCGCGCGGCCGAGCTTCGGAGGATCCGGGCGGTCGCTCACGGCGTCACGTCCTCGTCGCCGACGTCCGGCATGACCGACGCGATGACCTCGCTGACGTTGTCGGCCGTGAGCACGCCGAGTGCCACGCCCGCGCCGAGCGACTGGACGGCCGCCCCGAGTTGCACGAGGACGTCGATGCGCCGGCGCATGTCGTCCTCGTTGTGGTCGTAGAGCCACGAGTCGACCTGCTCGGCCGAGTAGCCGGCCTCGATCAGGGCCTGACGCACCGGGACACCGGCCTTGATCTTTTCGTTCACCGCCTGCCAGCCGTCGAGGTCGGTCACGGACTGGCCGGGCTCCCAGCGAATGCTCACCTCGACGTCGTAGCCGAGGATCCGCATCGCGTACTCGAGCGCGTCTTGCAGGGTGCCGCCGAATTCTTTCTCGTGCGTCTCGCACTTCTTGAGCAATGGACCCTCGTCGGCGTCGGCCGCCGCACCGGACGGCATGACGGCAGTCGGCTCGAAGTACCGGATCGGCGTCGCGGTCAGTGCGGCGACGAAGCGGATGTACATCTGCACCGGCTTCATGAACGCGTCGACATCGGCGGGTGCGAGCTGCCCGATCTGGTCGACGTTCTTGAGCAGCCACAGTTCGCCCGGTCCGGACTTGAGGTTGCTGATCTCCGAGCTCGGCGCAACCGTGTCGTCGTCGTCGATATCGAACACGTCTGAGACGTCGTCCGTGCTCCGGCGCCCGGTGAGCGCATATCGCTGTGGCGCACCGTGGTAGTCGACGGTGGACATCAGGGTGGCGAGCAGTTTGGTGATGGCATCCTGCGCGCCGTACACGTCCTCGTGCTCCGGCCGGCCGTACGGGCGGCCGTTGGGCCGGAGGTGAAAGGCGGGGACCACACCGAGCGGATTCGGCTCGACGTGCTTCTCGTCGCGGGTGTCGTCCTCGTCGGCGTCGTCCTCGTACGGCAGGAAGTCGCCCGGCTTGTCGCCGCGGGATCCGGCCGCGGTGACCCACCGCTCGGTCCGGTCGGGGAAGTAGATCGTCAGCCGGGTGCGCTCCCCCTCGTCCCACGCGCGGGCGTAGAACATCTTCCGGCGCGGCGACTCGGGATCATAGAACATGCGGCTCGTGGTCGGCTCATTGAAGAACAGCTCGACCGTGCCGTCCTCTTCACCGGGCGACACGAACAGGTACCCGTCGCCGTAGCTGAGTGCCTTGCGCATCGCGTCCGGCCATTCGAGATCGAGCTCGTTCTGACGCCACACGTCCTCAACGAGGTCGGTCATGGTGCCGCCCGCAGTATCCGGTGTCGGATCCCCGTCCTCGGCCGGCTCGTCCTCCACCACCGTGACCGCGGCGACCGACAGCCGGTCGAGCACGGCGTCGATCGGGCGCCGGGCGACGTTGACTTTGAAGTGCACACCGGCGTTCCGGAGCGCACGAGCCACGGTCGGGTTGGCGAATACCTCGTGGCGCTTCCCGTCGGCGTACGCCCACGCAAGTTCGTACTGTGGCGCGCACTCGCGGATCTCGCCCAGTGCTGCCACTCGATAGTCCATCACGGTCAGACGTCCTCTATCCGGCGTAGGCGAGCGTGGTCCCGGTCGCGTCACTCTTGCGCTTGCCGCTGCCGAGCATCCGGTGCACACCGGAGCCGACGGCGTCGATCACGTCATCATGCGTCACGTTCGGGAACGCGAGCGCCTCGTCCCGGAACGCCTTCTGCCGGCCGCGGAACAGCACCACCCTGCGCTGGCACCCGGACAGCAACCGTCCGGCGCGGACCTCTTTCGGCTCGGTCTGGTGCACGGTGACCAGCCGGACCGGGAGGTCATGGAGGATCGTGTGCCAGTGCTCGCCGCCCTGGTTGGTCTCCACCAGTACGACCGTGATGCCGGGATCCGCGGCCAGCTGCGCGAGCACCCATTGCCGCAGCGTCTCGCCGACCACACGCAACCGCCACGTGCGCTCGACGACCGCTCGCGCCGGAGCGACCAGCCTGCGCACACCACGCTCGTCCGTCAGGTACACGGGAGGCACCAGTCCGAGGGTGGCCGCGCCGGTGTAGTCGCTGGTCTGCTTGGTCGTGGTCGCAGGGTCGAGCGACAGCATCCGCCGGGTGGTCACCAGGTCGCCGGCGTCATGCAGGTCGGCGTCTTCCCAGTACGCGCCATCGGTCGCAACCGGCTTGTTGTCCATGTTCTTCGCGAACGTCCGGGTATGCCGGATCGACAACAGGTAATCGAGCGACCACTTCTCCGGCCACAGCGACGTCTCAGTTCCGTCAGCCTGCTCGACGATGGCCGGGTAGTAGTGGATCGAGAACCGCTCGGCCTCGATCCATTCGTTGTCGCCGTCCTCGGCATCCTCGCCGAGCGCGTGCTTCACCAGCTGGTGCACGATGCCGTCGGCGATCGTGGTCGTGCCGGCCAGCACGACGTGCGCCCGGACGTTGATCGGAAGCACGGCGTCGAGCAGTGTGCCGCGCCGCTTGCCTACCTGGTAGAGGGAGTAGCTGGCCTCGTCCGGCTCGATGTCGTCGAGGATGATCAGGTCCGGGCGGACGCTCTCGACCTTCATGCCGAGCACGCCTTCGTCGATGCCTCGAGCGACGAACGTGAAGCCGTTGCGCCGAGTCATCTGCTTGTTCGTGTCGGCCACCGTCAGGCCGCGGTCGCGCGTCTTTGGTAGGCACAAATCCGGGTAGTCCGAACGCAGCAACGGGTTGTTGTCCAACTCGTTGCGGAACGTCGAGAGGTGCTGCTCGGCCTGCGGTCCCGAGTGCGCGAACGCTGCGGCGAACTTCTTGTGGCCGTGCGCAGCCGCCCACATCGGCAGCACCAGGAACAGCCACGTCGACTTGCCGCATCCGCGCGGCGCGATCCACGCGGACCGCGCGCTGCCGGGCTCGTCGACCGGTGCCGTCCATCCCCGGGCGAACTCCGCCATGTCGAGGTGGAAGGCCGAGAGCGACAGCTGGCCGGCGTGGTCGCGCAGATGCGGACGCAGGTAGATGAACGCGAACAGCAACGGGTTGTTGCGGGTAGCGCCGATGCGCGCGGTCCGGCGGTCGCCGAGATGTTGCCGGACGAGGTCGGGCAGCGCATCGAGCTCGTCAAAGATCGGGGACGGCAGCATCAGAGCGCGAAGGCCGTGAGCAGGCAGTCGAGCAGCACGATGAGCAACAGCGCCCGGCCGCGCCATGGCATCACGCGTCGATCACTTTCGGCCCGGCCATCTCGGCCGTGAGCCGCATGATCTCGTCGTCGACCGCATCGACGGTCTGCACCCGGACCTGGACCTGCTTGGGCATGTCGAGGCCGAGCAGCTCCGAGCGGCGCGCGCTGATGCCGACCGCGGTGCGGACGGCCTTAACGTCGCCGGCCTCGATGCCTTTCTTCAGGGCGAGCATGAGCCGGTCGAGGACAGCGAGCTCGTACGTGCGTGCCTCTTCGGCCTTCGGCGTGACGAGGTGGCGAACCCAGTAGTCGAACGCGCGGTAGCAGTTGTTGACCGACGTATCGAGTTTCGCGGCCACGTCCGGCATGGAGTTACCGGCGACGCGCAGTTCGAATACGTGCTGTGCGATGTCGATCGACTTCGCACGATCCTGGATCGGCTTATCCATCCCTCATCCCCTCATCACGAGCGGCACCCGTCACGGGTACGACACCACGATACGGGAAAGGGGCACCACAGTCCGGCGACTGTGGTGCCCCTCGGTTCCGATCGAACGATCAGAGAGTAGCCCTCACCGCGACAGGCGCAGGCCGTGGCTGTTCAATGGGATGATCAGAGAGTAGCGGGCAGGTAGATCAGCGGCTGCTTGGGCGCGCCGCTCGCGTACCGGTGCGACAGGTTGCGATCGAACAGCGCCTTCGTCTGCGCCTTACGCGCCGCGGTCCCGGCCGGTGCCACGTTGGTGTAGCCACCGACGAGCTCAGCCTCGAAGTTGGTGTGCACCGGCTTGACCCAGCCGACGTTCCCGTGGTCCCAAGTGCGGCCACCCTCGATCGGCGCGGTGCGTCGCTTCGCCGGTCCGGTGTAGGCCGGCGCGGGCGGCGGAGTGGTCGGCTTGGCCCAGGTATGGCGGACGCACCCGGCGGTCGTGGCGAACTTCAGCTCGGCCACGGTCGTCTTCAGTCCGGCGCTGCCCTTGCCGATGTTCCAGCCGTAGGCGAGCACGGTGGCCTTGGGGTACGCGGTGAGGTAGGCCGAGAACGGGTTGGTCACCTGCGCGCCGGCCGGGACGGTCGAGGGCACGAACGGCAGCGCCTTGGTGCTCCACCAGTCGCTGCTCGGCTCGTCGACGTCGTAGGTCCGGAAGCCGGAGATAGCGCCGTAGCCGTTTTTGTACGCCTCCCACACCAGCGTGGTGAAGTGCGGTGCGCCTGCGGTCACGTCGGTCGGGTCGGGGTCGATCTGGAGTTGCACGCTGGCGGTGTAGGAGTTGCCCGGGATCTCGTTGCGCATCCGGATGCGGAGGTCGGCGACGTCGGCCAGCTTCGTCCCGGCGGCCGGGGCCACGAGCCACTGGACCTTCGAAGTCGCGTCCGGCAGTGCAGTGACGACGCCGTCCGCCTCGAGCGTGGCCTTGCCGGCCGACGGCGGTCCGGCGACCTCTCCGTCAACGGTCGTCAGGATCCCGGCGGTCGTGGTGTGTGCGGTCGTGGTGCAGGTGGCTGCCGCTGCCGTGCCCGGTAGGACGAGCGCGAGCGGTGCGATCAGGCCAGCCGTCAGTACGGCGAGTGATGTCCTCATGCGGGCAGGCTACCCGCGGCTGCGCTTCCTGCTCGGCAGTCGCCGGTACCGGGCGCCCTTGCCACCGGGCGTTTCGTGCGCCCATCGCCGAGCGAACGACTTATGGGTAGCAAACGCCCAGCGCCACTGCCTCTTCGATCGGAACGGCACGGCCACCTCCCGGCATCGGACACCGGCCGGGTACGACACCGGCCGGTGCATGTTCCGATGGTAGGTCTACCCGGTACGGGTAGGCGTAGGCGTGTCGTAGGCGTGCGGTGTGTGCGACGTGACCGGCGACGGGGTCGGGTTGTGGGGCGCCTTCCAGTTGGCGCACGCGAGCGCGCTCACGGCCAGCACGGCGGCGAGGATGGCAGTTCCGAGCCGGATCATTACAGCGGCCACCTCTTCGTAATCAGGTAACCGACCGCCACGCCGAGTCCGATGACGACAATGGTGATTCCGACATAGGCGAGCACTAGCACGGCGATGCTCATGCGGCGGCCTCGAACATGCCCGGACGGTACACGGGCATCGTCAGTCCGCCTTGGCGCTGACGGTGTGAGGTGGCGGCCGGGTTGCGGCTCGGCAGGTAGACAACGGCGTGCCGGGCGCGGGCCGGTGCGGCGTGCCGCCCACGCCCGAACCGGAAGTCGCCGACTGCTTTCATGGTCGCGTCCATGGCGATGAAGATGAGCGCAAATGCTGCGTAAACGATGTCCATGTCAGTTCTTCTCTTTCAGTAGCGGCCGGAGCTCGTTCGCTCCGAGACGTCCTCTGCCGTGAGCGAGTGCGAACGCGAATCTGTCTTCATGGTACGCGACGACTACGGCATCCGCATCACGATCGAAGCGAATGACGCACGATTCGATGACACGTGTGCGGATGACCTTGCCGGTGCTCGACAGGACATCCCATGGTCCGATCGCGTTCTGCATCCGGACACGCCATCCGTTCTTGGCACCAAACCGGCAGAGGCTCACCCGGCGCTTGCCGACCGGCAGCATCACGCCGGCATGTGAACCACTTGGTTCACTCCTCTTCCCAGGCGAAATGCCCGATATCGGTAGTGGTCCACCGCTCCACCCATCCCCGCCCTTGCGCACAACCGGCACCTCCACCGGCACCGGCCACACCGTGACCAGCGCGTTGTCCCGATCCGGGCAGTCCAGGTTCCGCTCCTTGCTGCACCCGGACGGCCGCACCACGAGCACATCCGCGGTCAGCCGTCCGTACGACCGCCACTGCCGGCACCAGCCGCACCAGGCGTACGACTCGCTCCCGCAGGCGTACGCGACCACGTTCCTCACCGGTAGGCCATCCACACCGCAGCGAGCACCAGAACGGTCCCGAGCAGGGCGCTGACGCAGCTCATCCGGTACTTGACCTCGTCGGTCATCTTGAGTGTCCTCTCTGATCGCATTCCGCTCCCTTATCCCGAAGGGACCGGGGTTGTACTGATACGCCTCCCTTGTCGGAGTGGGGGAGGTAGAGCCATAATCGCAGGTCAGACATCCCCCGGGGAGGGAGAGGTGAGCTACAGGGGACCTCCCTCCCCTCTCCTCCCCTAACTCGTTAGGGGAGAGGGGAGGTAGTAGGGGAGGGGAGGTTAGGAAGAAGAATCGTTTCCTCCCGCTTTACGCCATCTGACCAAATCCTCTAGCCGAGTCGTCCCAGCCTTGATGCCGATCCGGGCAAGCGACGCCCGGACGGTCGGCACTCCGGCTCCGGCCGGCACTCCCGCTTCGTCGAGCCGCTTGCCGGCCTCGATCCGCCAGAGCCACTCGGCCGGCTTGAACGCGATGTCGCTCACCACGTGACGAGTAGCGCCCGGTGTCCATCCGTCCTCGGTCTGCTCACCGTGACGGATCAGCTGCAACTCCTCACGCCCGAGCCCCGTCCGTGAGTGGGTTCGGTTCAGGACGAGCGATCCACCCTCGTTCTTCGTCAGCGTCCACACGTGATCAACATCCTGCGTCTTGGCACTCGAACCACGCGCCCCACGGTCATGATCCTTACCGAAGTGGTCGAGACGCACCGTGGCGATGCCGAGTGCCTTCAACGGCATGAGTGAGTACCGGTACAGGTTCAGCCACGTATCCGACTCGTTCTCGGGTCCCTCGATCATTCGCGACACGGTGTCGAGGAACAGGCACTCGATTCCCCCATCGATCACCAGTGCCAGCAATGCGCGTCCGCCCGCCCGGCTGTCGAGCGGCGGCAGAACGGGGAACGAGTAGTACGACAGCCCGGACAGGTCTTCGGCCGAGAAACCGAACGCGAGTGCCCGTTGCTGAATATCCCGCTGGGAATTCTCGTGGTCGAGGTAGCCCACCCGCCGTGGTGGACGGCCGACCGCCCCGAGGTACGGCCGCCCCGCGGCAATGTGCTGCGCCCACTCCAGCGCGAGCAACGACTTGCCCGCCTTGCCCGCGCCGACGAGTGCAACTTGCTGCCCGGCTTCGAACAGGTCGCCGGCGACCCACTCGGCCTTCGTCATGTCCCGGTCGAGAAACTCTCCCCAGACCAGCGGCACCGGTCCGGCAACCGCGCCGGGCTCTGTGTCCGCGGCGAGCAGCACCGGCCCGGCCGCGCCCGGCGTCCACCCGGCCGGCACGAAACCGAGCCCGGCCCCGGCTGTCGCCGGCGGCCACGGCTCCCGCGGCCGTTCGAGTCCGGACGCCCACCCGGAGTTGAACGTCTTGCCGAACGAGGCGCGCCCGTCCGGTGTCAGACCTTCCGGGAACAGGTCCGACCACGCCGCGACAAGTGCGGCCGACGCAGTCGAGGACGGAAGCGCCCCGTGCGCCCCGATCGTGCCGAGCCGGAACGCGACCTCGTTGAGCGTGTGGTTGCGGTTGCCCTGGGCGGCCGAGCGCAGCTCACTGGCCGCAGCCTCGACCGCGGATTCGACGTACCGGCTGATCCGGTCGTCCGACGAAGAATAGTTGTATAGCTCACCCATCGGCTTGAGAGCCTTCGGACGCAGCGCTTCCTCCATCGGAGCCGGAAGCATCGGCCACGGCCCGCGCGGGTCTGACCGCCACACGTACCGGCCGGACGGCGTCACCGACGGGCACGCCACGATGTAGCCGCCCCGGCCGCGGGTGTCGATGCCCGGACCGAGTGACCGGCCACGTCCGCCGGTGCTGTTGCCGAGCTCGGGCAACTCCGGATCCAGCCGGTTGCTAGCTGCGCTGAACAGGAGGTGCCGCCCGTTCGGCGTGGCCTGCTCGACCATGTCGCGGTCGTCGAGCAGTACCGGGTAGGCCATGTGCAGCGCGCCCGGCACGTCCTCGTCCACCACGAACGCGAACGGGTAGCCGGTCGCGATGCCGATGTTCGCGTCCGGCCAGACCTCCCACCAGCCACGCACGATCGACGCATTCGTCGTGGCGTCCTTGAAGCCGTGGATCGTCCGCGGGTGCTTGCCCTTGTCCAGGCAGCCAGGATTGCCGCCGGCCTTGCACGTGCACGCGTCGTACTCGGTTCCGTCGATGCTGACCACGTGGTGCAGCGGGAAAACCGGCCAGCCCTGCGCGGCGTACCAGAGAGCAGCTTCGGCGAGTGGCCAGCCCCTGTCCGGGTACCCGGTAATGTCAGTCATGCGGTTGAGACGTCCTCTCGTCGCAGCAAGCGCCCGGCCGGAATCAACCCCCGGCCGGGCGCTTGTCCATTTCTACGCGGTCCTGCGATCGATCAGACGACGTCGCCGCGCACGACCGACTCGGCCCACTGTTGCTGCGCCCGGTCGTAGCTCTCCCGGTCGACCGAACTGATCGACCGCAACAGTTCCGGCTTGGTCATGAATCGCTCCCGGAACCACAGGGCGAACGCGATCGAATCCATCACGTCGGGCATCGCCCGGTGCGCCCGGACGTCGGCCGGCGCGCCGCCGAAGTCGGACCAGCGCTGGACAGCCAGCCACAACGACCGGGTGTCGAGGTGCCGGTGCGAGAACCTGGCTTCCAGTTCCGGCATGTGGACGGCCAGCCACGCCCGGTCGAAGTGCGCCACGCCGTTGCCGCAGAGAGGCCCGAGGTCGTCAGCCATCGGAAGCGCTTGTGCCAGCTCGCCGAGCAGCACCTCCTGCGCCATCTCGATGCCGCCCGGCCGCCGCTCGTTGATCTCGGTGAGCAGCCCGTTGCCGGTGTGCATCCGCTCGACTTCGGCCGCCGCGGTGGAGGTCGGGTTGCTCTGCCGGAAGATGCCGGACCACTGCCCGTCGTGCGGCTCGCCGTCGGCCGCCATCGGCACGGCGTCGAGCCGGGCGTCGACGAGCAGCGACCGGGAGTAGAACGGCACGAGCGCCTCGTCGGTCACCACGACGGCGACTTCGAGGATGAAGCCGGCGTTCGGGTCGAGCCCGGTCGTTTCGAGGTCGAGCCATACGAGAGACACGGTCAGCCTTCCTGGTCAGCGTTGATGTCGGAGTCGAACGTCTCATCGGCCGCATCGATGCCGTCGAGCAGGGCGGCCAGCCCGCCGCGCGCATCGACGACGAGTTGCCACGCCACCCGCGCCCGGCCATAGAGCCGTCTGTAGTGGTGGACACGAGCCTGTTCGCGCAGCGCCCATTGCTCGTTTAAGATCCGGTGCTCGCGCTCTTCGTCCCGTTCGGCCTGCGTCGCCCGGTGCAACTCTTCGAGCGCAGTAAATTTGCGGTCTTCGACAATGAGCTCGTGGCGCAATTCGTTGATGCGCGTAGTTCCGGCCGACCGTTCAAGTTCGTCCGTCAGCGCGCTGACCTGCTTTCGCGCCTCGTCCCGTTCGGCCGACGCCACCTCGTACGCCTCACGGCTGACGCGTTCGCGGACGTTGAGCTGCTCGTAATAGCTGGCGCGTTGCTGCGCTTCGGCGAGCTGACGCCGTGCCTCATCACGCTTGGCGAACGCCTGCTTCACGTGCTCGTCCTGCGCACCCTGCCGGCTGGACATCGCGCGCTTTAGGTCGTTGCGCGCCTCGTCCCGTTCGCGCTGCACCAACTCGTACGCCTTGACGTGGTTCTCGATCTGTTCGAGTAACTCGTCACGTTCGCGGGTCAGCCGGGCGAGGTAGGTATCCCGCTGCATCCGGGCGGCTGCGGCAGCGCGCTCGGCTCCCTCGGCACGGGCGAGCGCCTGCGCCAGGTCCCGCTTGAGCGCGGCCACGCTGTCGGGCGTTTCCGTCGAGCGCTGCACAAAGTCGGCGACCGGCACCGTCTTCAACGCTTCACGCAGGTCTGCCACTTCGGCGTGCAACTTCTGGCACCGGGCGCCATCGGCCGTGGCCTGCTTCCGCCACGCGTCCCGTTCGGTCGTGAGAGCGGTCAGCCGATCGATGAGCAGGTTGATCCGCTCGTGCGCCTCGTTCGCTGCGACGACCTCGGTCGGCCGCTCGTCCGGCCTGCGCTCACTCTCCATCGGACACCGGCCGCAGCCGCGCGGCGAACGCCTCGATCGCACGCCGCGCCTCGTCGCGCTCGGCGACCGCGGTCAGGAGCGCGTCACCGGCCTGACGCGTCGCGCCGAGCAGGTCGGCACGCTGGTTGGAGAGCGTGCGGATCATGACGGCTTGGCGGTCGCGCGTCTCGCTGTCCCGGTCCATCGCCTCGTGGTCATCGGCTACGTGCCCGGCCAGCCGGACGACATTCTGCCGCTCCCGGACGAGCGCACGGCGAAGCCGGTCGATGCGCCGGAGGAACGTATCCGAGTCGATCTCGCGTCCCTCCCGGATAGTCTGGTGCCAGCCGCTCACCTGTGCCAGCTGGCTGCGCACCCGAGCGTTCTCGTCGGCTGAATCGGCGAGCGCTGCCTCGGTCACGGCGAGCGCCGTGCGCAGCCGCTCGTTCTCGGTCGCGAGCGTCGTGTTCTCTTCGCGCAGCTGATCGAACGCTGCCGGGCGCAGGTCGGTCGTGACGCTGCTGTCGTACGCGTCCGGACTGAACCGTGCATGGTCGACGGCTCGCAGTCGTTCCGATTCGGTGGTCACGTCGTGTCCTCTCGTCGATTAGTTGGTTGCTACATGGAACCGATTCAGCTGCCGATCAAGCTGTCCTGCGCCTCATCGGCGATGCTGGTGAGCCGGAACTTGGCCAGCTTCGCCTCGTTGACCACAGTCAGCGGGAGCCGCTCCGGGGCGTACCGGCGAAGGCCGTCGATGCAGAGCAGCCGGATCAGGGCCGAGCGCGTCAAGCCAGCCACCGCGGCCAGCTCGCCCAGCACCTCCGCCTCCGCCTGCGTCAGCGAAGTCGTCTCGCGTGAATTCTTGCCGGTCATCTCGTCCGTCCTCAGGTTGCCGGGGAGCTCGACCCTACCATGGATCTGCGGCACAACTGCCGCACTGGTGCTGGGTTTCCGAGGCAAGATAGTTGCATGGTTCATACATCCGACGAGGCGAGGGAACGCCCCGGCCGTAGCCGGGGCGCCTCCCGTCAGGCCCTCGTCGTGACCTTGGCGCCGGGGTTGGCCCATTGGGTCGCGTTGTCCGCGGTGACCAGCCGGGCGTGTCGGCCCTTGCGCTCGACACCGGTCACGGTGACCCACTGGCCGGACCGCTTGGTGGTCGGGAACAGGGATCCGTCGTAGCCGATCTCCATCAGGACCTCGGCCCCCGGAGCGATGCTGGTGTAGGTCACTCGCGTCGTCGTCATGCAAGAAGTGTAGCACGACTGCCGCAGTTCTGGCGCAGTCGTGCTGAAGATATTCACCGGGACGGTTGGTTGGTCCATGCAACCGGTCGGGCAAGGGGAAGGCCCCCGGCCGTAGCCGGGGGGCTTCTGGTCAGGCCCGGTAGCCCGCGGCCTTGATGTCCTCGATCATCCCGGTCAGCTTCTCGCCGGTGGCGTGGTCCCGGACGATGGCCGCATCGTTGCTCAACCAGAGGACGGTCAGCTTGTGGCCCTTGCGGTTGCTCAGCTCGTCGTCCTGGTACAGGCCCCGGCTGGTCGTGTGGCTGGCCGTCTCGGTGATGCC